CTCGTGAGCCCTGGTCGTGTTTGCAACCTAACAGTTGCGCACTTAACCATGTGTTATTGAGAGTACGGCTAAATTCCATAACGGAAACTTAGTCGGACTCCGGTTCGACGTTTTCAATGGTAGTCTTTAGCAGCCGATGCGTATCCCAATCGTATAACGAACGGGGTATTCTCAGCTGTGCAAAACTCATTGTTTTAGGAGTGGTGATGAAAGACCCTCGGGGCTTTCTCTCCATATTCCTTTTATGTATATTCTTTCGCCAGGGGATGCCAACTGTTTCCCAGTAGCATCCGGTGGCGTCAGGCACTGGATTATATTTGCTCAGCCAGCTTTCCGTGGAGCCTTTGTCGATGTGGGACACTACTGTGAACCCACCGCCTTTGTACTCCTTCGAGAAAGCTTTCTGAAGCTCTTCATCAAAGTCGAGATCATTTTCTGCGCACCAAGTATTGGTCTGCAAATAATGAACGACGCTCATTCGAAATACCCAGGTGTCAGGAAACTTGTTCAGGCATAGCCTGTACAGTTTGATGTCATCTGTGCAAATTACGTGTATATCTCCGCCTCCATCAGCCACAGCTTTGACTATGACTGGATCATCTTCGATGATGTCAGTTGGGGGAAGTGTTGAAACTTCACCCTCCTGCTGGAGTTCGCGGAATGCGCCCATAAACCAACGATACAGGTCTAATCCCTGTTGTTCGTATAAGGTATCTGGACGCTCCCGCTTGCGGAATTTGTCTATGAGAGGAAAATCGTGTTGGACGACCAATGGGTCACCCTTCGCGAGCTCCTCGACAGCTTGTGATAAGTACAGGTTCTCAGTCTTTCCGATGTGTAATCGGTAGGGCTGGTCCCTGTACGCTTCTACGAAATCCGTGACGATATCTTCAGCCTTCTGGCTGTCGAGATCGATCTCCGGATAACTTACTAGTTTGCGCTTCACCACCTCGAAAAGGTCTGCCTTAGGCATCTCCTGCTCGAGGGTGTTGATTCGCTCTTGAAACAGGTAATACTTGGCAATCTTGCTCTCAGGAACAAGATAGCCAAGTGTCACCAACTTTAGCAATACCCCCTCGGGGTAATCGTGCCAGCCATCATGTGGCACCACGATATACCTCCGAATGGGGTCGTCCAATGGTATCTGGTACAGTTCAACCATCATTTCTTTTGAAAAGTGATTGGACTCTTTTAGAACTCCGCGGTAACCCGCGAGGTTCACAGTACCTTCGTTTATTTCGTCCATTATCGTGAGGTAGTATTTCCCTATCCAGGGTCTACTTCTCTTGATAATCGACATCCATGATTCAATACTCCAGTTCGGAGGCGGTTTTCCAATTCCGTTGATCTGCCTAGGCAGAAACAACGGGATGTTATGGTCAATCGTCGCCAAACTGACATCCTGAAGTCCGCTTGCCACCGCCCAAATGGTAGCGTACGGACCAGGATCGAGTCTATTAAAGTACTCCTGATCATGTCCAAGTAGGGTAACTTTCCCTTTTGGATCTGATGAGAAGTCAGGTCTATCTTTCTCCGTCGCTATAAGAGTTCTGATCTTCGGAACATCTAAATAGGGAAGGAGTTTCCACTGTTTGAATCGAGTGGCCCATTTACACGTGTTGATTGGCTCAACAGGTATATGAAACCACTCTTCGCAATACGTACCCCAATCCTCGGTGACAACATCATCGAGCTCGGAGTACTCATATCCTAACATAGTCGCCGCCGCCGAATGCTCTACAGCATATTGGCGGTCGTCGATTATGGCAATTATGTCGTCCCCGTTCCCCTCCTCCTTCGAAAAGGCGCTAGTCTTAAGGCTGGCGTACAGATCGCAGATGGGGTGAGCAAGTGACAAGTTAGTTTTCGTGAGCGGATCGCCCATGGGTACACCACAACGGAGTATCCCAACGGGCTTTCCCCCATGAAACAGTTTCTTGGGTGAGCACCAATAGAGTTCAATAACTTTCAGGGTGCGTTCATCCAAATCGCATTGTCGGAGGAGCTCCAGAGTTACCTCCTTGGGTTGATCCAAGGAAGGTCCGTCTGTAGCCCTCGCCCAGTCAGATGAGTACATATAGGCTTTCTTAACTTTAAAAATCCAGTTAAGACCGTCTGTATCGTCTCGCGTATGTTGTATCTTCTCTATGAAGCGCCACCCAAGCCTACCGGCTTGGAGTCCGCTCCGTAGATTAGGAAAGCGTTTTATGAGGTTGATCGTGATGTGGGAAAACGGTTGTAAAGCCGCATCCTTCCAAAACGATCCTGAAGTGACGATCCTTGCCTTAGAGTTTTCTCTAACGGCAACGACGTTAACCTCGCAGCATTTGTCTCTGGTCGCTGGGTCCAGGATAAGCCTACAGGCTTTATCGTGGATCCAGTTACCTAATGTTCCAGGGATACCTTCTTCAAGTCGAGGAATCTTCAATCCAGATGATTCCACCAACTTCTTTAGGTATCCAAATTTACCTTCGTTTCTCTGTGACGACTCCCGGCAAGCGGAAGTGGACATAGAGATACGGAAATCAGCATTTCTCCCGACGTGTGTTTCCATTGCCAGTCTATTGCAGACGGCTTTGATACACTGCTTAAGCAGATCATCCGGCCTAAATTCCTTAGGCTTCGTGACCTCGTCAAGAAACTTTTCAAGCGATTCGCGCATCATGCCGCGACCAGCCAGGCCACTGGCCCGAGTCTGGACAAAGCATGCGACGCGAAACATTTTCTCTTTGCTAGTCTTATCAGCATACTCGTTAAGTATATTGATAGGAAGAGCCATAAATGACATATGTCTGAAGGAGTTAAAGTCAATTAAGACTTTTCTTCGTTCAAGCATATCTTTCTTAGTTCGCTTGCGCAAGTACTTCAAATCCGTCAAGAATTTGTCGTAGTTGAACAAGCAATTCGATATTACCGAATTGGCTATACGATCAGAGAGGGCGTAGCCCTCTTTGTGATATAGCTCCGGAAAAGCAAGTAGAATGGAAATCTGGACACCGTCAGCGGTATCCAGGTAATCCTTCAGTTTTCTGCGGCCGTTGGAGTCTCTCGCTAAAAGTTTAACCTTCTCGCGACAGTGCTTCGACAGCCTATTATACCAGTATGTTCGTGCTTTAAGTAGAGACATAAATCTTTCCTTAGAGCACTTCCAGATGTTCAGCTTCCTCCCGTCTGCCCCCCGTAAGAGGGGCGACCAGAGAGAAGCATATTCGTAAGTCCAGCTAATGGAAGTCTTAGACTCCCCTAGACGGACTGCATGTACGAGCAGATCACACATCATCCGAAAGGAATCTGTGTGGTCCGCCCATTTTCCTGTGGGCTCCTTCGAGTACTTGAGATTAGAAGTGAGAGGCAGGATATTCTGTGAGAGAACGACCATGTGTGACTCGTTGCACGTGCAAGTTT